CTCTTTTAATTATATGGTGTTGGACGAGGCTGCTTTTATAAAACAAGATGCAATTGAGCAAGCAGTAATGCCTACATTAACTGCCATTGGTAAGAAATGCTTAATTATATCTACACCTAAATCTAAGAACTGGTTCTATGAGTATTTTTTACGTGGTAACACGTCTAATAATGTCTATACTTCATTCAAAGGCATATCAAGTGACAATCCATACGTTGATAAAGAATTCCTTATAGAACAACATAAATCACTACCACGTGAAATTTACTATCAGGAGTACTTAGCTGAATTTACTGATGCAGGTAATGATGTATTTACGAACTTGGATTTAGTATGTATGATTGATGAATGGGGAGTACCAAACAGAACTGAACGCTATTATATTGGAGTTGACACTGGAATCTCAAACGATTTTACTGTTTGCTCTATCCAAAGCGAATCCGGAAGAGTCGAAAAAATTATTAGAACTAACGGACGCACATTTGAGGAAATTGGAAAGGATATCGTATTTGAGTGTCGTAAGTGGAATATCGTGGGAGGATTTTGCGAAACAAATGGGATTGGATTAGCGATGTTTGAATTACTAAAACCACATATTAGAAAACTAGTTGGATTTACTACTACTCAAGACAGTAAGACTGAGGGTGTACGTAAATTAATTTATGATATACAAGAGGGTAAAATTGAATTACCATCTAAACGGTTAATGCCCGAAGTGTTTGATGAAATGAGTTCATACACATTTAAGTATGCTGCTAATGGAAACATATCATTTACACATCCTAATGGAATGCACGATGATGTAGTTGATGCTATTATGTTATCTAATCTATCCAGAAACAAACACGCATTCACAAAATCAAAATTATATATAGGCAACCCAAATAAACAACCACAATATAACTAATGTATTATTCACAATTTGAACAAGATAAATTTGTTTATGAAAATTATTTTCAAGGCAAAACAGATGGCTACTTTGTAGACATTGGAGCACACGATGGGACAACATTCTCTAATTCTAAATTCTATGAGGAACTAGGATGGACTGGAGTATGTGTTGAACCTAATCCTAAAGTATTTAAAACATTACAAGCGGACCGTAAATGTAAATGTGTAATGAAAGCAATAGCAGATCGTACTGGTACCGCTCAATTTTTTCAGATACTAGAAGGCGCTGATATGTTAAGTGGATTAGCAGATGAATTTAATCAACGTGGAATAGAAACCATACACGCTAACCTTCAGGACTTTGAAAATGGATTTGATTACATTGATGTTGAATTAGATTTATTTGACAATATTGTAGATAGTACTACAATTGATTTCTTATCATTAGATACTGAAGGTAATGAATTAAAAATATTACAAACAATTGATTTCCACAAATACGACATTAAGGTAATCACAGTCGAAAACAATGATTACGATGATAAATTTATGAAATTTTTACTTCCTAGAGGTTATCAAGCGGTAACACGTTTAGGATGTGATGAGGTATATATAAAAAAATAAAACATATGGGATTCGAATTTAAATCAGACCAACCAGAACAGAAATTGGTTGACAGCACAACAACACTATCAGTTAATCAAACTGAAGAAAATTTAACACAAACAGTATTTGCTGAAGGTGAGGAAGAACAACTAGCAATTCAATTTATTGAGGAAACTGGTTTGTATACTAAGTTTCTATTGTATTGTGGTATTCAAGAACAATTAAAAAACCTTAAATTAAGCGTGGCTACGCCAAACGAATAATTTATATTTATTGATGTTGGGTTTTTGTTTACTGCCATTTTCATTTCCCAACACGGTTTGTTATTGATGCGTAATGGGGGGGTGTAGCAGTATTTGCTCTTCTTTCATAAAAATAATTCCCCCCCGCATCATATTTATCAATGTAACGCTTTCGAGAAAACAACTACTCTTAGGATAGCATCCTTTGATTGACCCTCCCCTAAAAAGGAGGGTTTCTTTTTCTGCAACTAGGGTTGGATATATGGATATACTTTCGTATATTCACGGCATAATAAAAAATAAAAAGGCAATGTACAAAACACAATTAGTTACGACAAAAGGAGATTCAATTAGAACATTTATCTCAAGTTCACGTCCAGCAACCAGATTTGGTTCTGAGGGAGTAGAAATCACTTACACCGACAACGACAATAGTTTTACTATTATGGGTAGTTGGAACGTTATCATTGAAAAAATTGATGATAAACAATTAGTAGAAAAACTGTAATATGCTCATATAACAGCAATTGAACCCCGAAAGGGGTTCTTTTGTCTAATTTAAAATCAAAAACGTTCAATCCACATATTTATTTATGATGGAAATTACAACCAACATACCTGACTATTTTACAGTCAAGCATTACAAGCAGTTTAGCGTTCTAAAATCATTAGATGATATGGAACAAAGACTACACGTTATAACAGCATTGACTGGTGAATCAATGGAGACCGTGCTTAAATGGCCTATCCCGTTTATTATACAACTATATGCGCGTTTAAACGAACTTATAGGTAGTGTTGTACCCGAATTTTATCCTATTATTGAGTGGGAAGGTAAACAATATGGTTATCGTCCGATGCATAAAATGTTATTAGAGGAATATGTTGACATTGATATGTTAACTAAAGATACTGATAGAAACATTAATGATATATTAGCAATATTATATCGTCCAATTACTAAAAATAATTTAAATTCAGGTAAATGGGTTGCTAACCAAACACTTAAGGTAATGCAGGGACAAGCCGAAAATGCTTTTAATTACTATGAAATAGAAAAGTATGACAATAGTATAAGGGAACAAGTTGCCTCATCATACGATAATTTTCCTGCTTCAATAGCATTAGGTGCTTTGGGTTTTTTTTTAGGCAGCAACACCTCATTATCAAAAAATACTCCGTCCTCTTTCCTACAATGGGAGTTAATGATGAACGAAGTGAAGAACAAAAAATCGAAGATAGCAAGACTATTAGCGCGCACTACGGTTGGTTATATATCCTCCATCAACTTGCTCAGAGTCCCATCTTACAGCTCACAGGCGATAAATGTATAACAGATTTAAATACAGTATTTGCCTTTGATTATTTATCAATGATATCAGAAATAACACTAGAACAAAATGAACGAATTAGAAAACAAAACAGAGGCTGATTTAACACCAGCTCAAAAACCTAAAAAGGTAGAATACTCTTGGATTGAAACAGCGGTTAATGTACGTAGAAAAGATTTAAATTTTCCTGCTTTACAATCAATGTTTGAATTGACTGAAACTGAATTGCAAGCAATTTTAGATAAATTACCTCCATTAGAGGATTGTAACTGTTAATTATGGCTGATTTTCCTACCTACCAATACATTGTAGACCAGTTTAGAGCTGCCTGTAACGCCCATTTAGCAATAAATGAATTTGGTGAAGGTAGTATTGACAGACTAGATTCATTAAACCAAAACGTTAAATACCCATATGCTTTTTTACGTCCTGTTCAATCAACAGGTATTGTATTAAATCCAAATGGTGTTTCAGGTACACGTGCTTTGAGTTTTGAATTTTATATGATAGATGTTCCTCAATTAACTGACACTGATGTACTACAATTACAATCTCAATGTGAGATTTATTTATATGATATTATTGCTTATTTTAACTTAGGTTCATATCAACAATTAGAATTCATTACATTAAACAACATTAGTCCTTTATATGAGGCATTTAATGATAGAGTATGTGGTTGGATGGCTAATATAACAGTTAATACTCAGGCAACATTAGACTTCTGTAACTTCCCTAAATTATAATGGCTACTCCTTTACAACAAGCAATTCAACAAGTAGGTAACCAAATAGTTGCTGAAATGAAAGCTACACTACAACGTAATGGCAATGACAATACAGGTAGATTAGCTAATTCAATTATTGCTACGGTTGAAGGAGATAACTTAATAATTTCAATGGATGAGTATGGTAAGTGGGTTAATGACGGACACGAAAGACGAGCGGGAAGAAAACCTCCTATCAAAGCCATTAATTTTTGGATTGCTAAAAATGGTATTACTCCTAGACAAGGTTTAACTAAAAAACAATTACCTTGGGCCATACAAGCCGCAATTGGTAAACGTGGTCAAACAAGGAGAAAAGCATACCCATTTATTGAAACATCAATTACAACAGTATTAAACAAAGACTTAGACGGCATATTTGGTAAAGCAATAGATGCCATCGCAAAACAATATCTTACATAATGAGTATAACAATTCAACAATATCCAGGTCAATTAAACCTAGCTAATTCAGATATGATTTGGGAGGTTACCTCCAATTCATCATCAAATGCACAATACCAATTCATTACTAATTTACAAGATGGATGTGGTACTGTATTGACATCAGTAAAACAACAACCTAACCCAAGCTATAAAGGTGTATTTAACTTAGGTCGTATCACTAAGCAATACTTAGGATTTGATACAGCTCAATTTAATATGGGTGCTGATAGTTTGTTTTATAAGAACACTAATACAGCTAAATTTTTTAAAGTTGTATTTGGTGAACAGTACGGTACATCAGTATCCTCGTCTGTTAGCGTCTATAATGGTATAACAAACGCAGCAACTGGTTCTCCGGCATATTCTGGTTCTATACCTTATTATTACTTAATAAACGGTACTATAGACCCTAATTATGGATATTGGAATTGGCAAACAGGCTCATATTATTCACCTCAAACTACCCCTTCATCTGCCTCATTTACTAAAAATGTAGCATTAACAGATGCAAGTAGATCTCAATCAGCACACGTAACTGATTATTTAACAATTGGGGTATTAAATGGTGCTTTAAATGCATCTACATCTTCAGCTCAAGACATTTATGCTTTAGAAATAAAAATATATTCTGGTTCAACAGTAGTAAATTCATCTACTGAATACAATTATGATTCAAGTAGATTACCTTCATTTGGAGGACCAAGAATTAATAATGCACAATTTTGGCCAGCAGTAGCGGCAGTACAAACTTGTACTAACCAAACTGGTTCACAAACATCAGGTTCCTTCCTTCTAAATGTGGGGATTGGACCTCAAAATATTACAAACAGAGGTTTATATGATTTATCAACTCAACCTTGGGATTATTATACAGTAACATTAAGACCACAGTTAGCTGCTGCTACAGTTAATACATCAGCTTCGTGGGACAAATTTACAATCAGTAAACAAGATTATAGCTGTGGTTATGATGGAGTTAGATTTGCTTGGGTAAATGATTTTGGTACTTGGGATTGGTTTAACTTTACATTACAAGCTAATTTAGCAACTAATGTAGATAGAGGATTATATAAACAAACATTTGTACCGTATAATACAACAACTAACGATGTTGCATACAATATACAACGTCGAGGAAATGCTGCGTACTATACAAATATAAACGAGCAATTTACGGCTAATAGTGATTGGTTGTCACAAGCAGAATCTGATTGGTTAACTAAATTATTTTATTCACCTTCAGTGTATATACAAGATGGGTTTGATATGATTCCTATTATTATAACTGATAATGCTTTTGTTACACGTACTAACCCACGTACACAAAAGAACTTCCAATATGCTGTTAATTATACTCTTGCTAATAACAAACGTTCAAGATAATGAGTAACCAATATAGTGTAATATTAAGAGCAACTAACAATGCTGGTGCAAAATACGACTTAGAACTAGTTGACTCACCAGCATTCAAATTAGATATTTCGGCTATTGAATCAGGTGATATTGGTAAAATATTTGGTATATCATCTCAACAATTTACATTACCTGGAAACCAAACAAATAATCAATTTTTTAATAATTTATTTAATTTAGGTACTACTCCAGCAGTTGGATTAAACCGTAGTGTAGCGTGTCAAGTATTAGTTGACGGGCAATCTGTGTATACAGGTAAGCTGTACATTATAGACATTATAACAGACCAATATAACAACATTATTTACAATTGTGCTGTCGTAAACGAAACAATTGATTTTAGAACATTAGTTCAGAATAGAGCATTAAGTGATTTAAATTGGACAGCTTACAATCATACATTTAATTACGCTAACGTATCTGCCTCGTGGAACAATAACTTGTTTTCCGGTTCCGTATTTTATCCATTGATTAATTATGGTACCGATCCTAACAATGCTAAGTCACCTGCTTTTGAATTAGGTGGTTCTAAAGGTATGATGGATAATGCATCTACTCCTTTATTATTAACTCAATTTAAACCAGCAATTAAAGCTAAAACAGTATTAGATGTTATTTTTGATAACTTAGGTTACAAATATACCTCATCTTTTATTGATAGTGCTTATTTTAAGCAACAATATGTTTTAACAACACCAAATTCAAATGATGGATTTGCATATATAAACCCTGTATCTCAAAGTTTATATGCTTATCAAACTGTATCACAGTCAATTGCCACTAATACAGCAACATCAATGTCATTTCAATCTGAGGTTTTTGACCAAGGAAATAACTGGAATACAACAACTAACACATATACAGCTAAGTATGATGGAAATCATCAAATAGCAACTAACATTTCATTTTCAATAAATAACGTAGCAGCATTAGCTACAGCAAGATCATTAACTATATTTTATGTTGTTAATAACGTTCGTGTACACCAAGTAATAACTAAATTTAATGGTAAACGAAATGGTACTGTTAATACAGGATATGTTCCTATTGCATTAAAACAATTTGATGTATTATACCTTGAAATGGTTTATAGGTCAGCTGATAATGCTGAAACATTTAAAACCATAATAGGACAAAATAATTCTTGGTTATCAATTATTGGACCTGCTAACCCATATGGTGGAACAGTAAATCTAAATCACGTATGGGATCCAGGAATTAAAGCAATAGATTTTATTACAGGTTTAGCTGAAAAGTTTAATTTAGTAATTGAACCAGTTAAGGACCAAAGAAATTTATTACGCATTGAAACATTTAATGATTGGGTAGATCAAGGAGTAGTAGTTGATTGGACTGATATTGTTGATAGAGATGTTAAATTCAAAATTACACATCCAGTAGGAGAACAACCTAATAAAATATATTTTAGTGATGATGAAGATGAGGATTTTCTAAATCAATATCAAAAACAAACTCAAGGTAACATTTACGGAGGATATAATTATTTATCTGATTCTGATTTATCATCAGGCGAAAAACGTATTGGTGGATTTTTTGCAGCCACACCTGTTAAAGGTATACCTGTAAAAGGAACTAATGGTAAAACAGTATTACCTTGGTTGTGTAAGAAACAAGCAGACAAGTATGCTGAGGTATATAAATTTAAAACACGTTTATTATTTCAGCAACCAATTAAAACAATCCAAGAAAATGAGGCAACAGGAACTGTTGGAGGATATTCAGGATACTATTATTTAAATACTGATGGGGCGGGAACAGTTGTTCCATTAAATTATTATCGCACATTATTAGCTACAACTGATTCACCTACTAATTTTTCATCATCAAGTGATATTCACTATACTAACCAAGGATACTATCCATTCCAACAATCACAAGTAGAGGGAACGTGTCAAGATGGTTTATTTAATAAATTTTGGGCTTATTACATTAACGAATTATATGATGTAGATGCTCGTAAATTAACTTGTAACGTAAAATTAAATCCATCTGAGGTACAAGCTATACAGCTAAACGATAAGATTTTTATTGATGGACATTATTATCGTATTAACAAGATTAATGGTGCTAACTTAATTAATATTGAATCTGTAGAGGTTGAATTATTAAAAACAGCACCTCGTAAATTACAATTTACAGGTAGAAGAAGAATTAATATTCCTACAACTACAAATCCAAATGGTTTTGTTGATGTAATTATAGATTCATTTAATCAACAAGGTAGTTTATTATATCAAAACTTTGAAACAGGAGAAATAATTACTGATCCTACTATTCTAAATCAAGTATCTACTGTTGATAATTTTGATTTCTATGAAGATCAAGTAGTATGGAATAACCAACCGATTACAAGAACTCCAATGTCTGTAACTGTAATTGGTAATACTAAATACGATGAAACACAACAACACGTATTAGCAGTTGGTTCCGGTAATGATTTGTCTAGTAACGTCTATAACGCAGTAGTATTTGGCGATGACAATACCTTAGACAGTGCTGGAGAGTCTGTTACTATAATCGCTAATAGTGCGTCTGTAGCAGATTCTAACTTTGTAACATTAATACAACCATCTGGCTCACGTATTATTTCAGGTTCATCTAATAACGTATTTGTAAATCCAATTAATGATATTAACCCAACTGATCCTACTGGTTCAGTATATACAGGTAATTTAATTAACCAAGGTACTGCTGATTTTAAAGGTGGTGCTAAAATAACTGGATCACTAGTTGGTAATGTTAATGGTTTAACTATTGCTGGTAACACAGCATCTATGGACTTATCAACAAGTAATTTCTTTACATTAAGTTTACCTCCTGGAGATACTAGAATCAATCCTACTAATATTGTTAATGGACAGACAATTAACTTAATTGTAACTACAGGGGCAGGTACTTCAGTATCATTTCCATCCAGTGTTAAACAAGTAAGTGGTTCATCATATGTTCCAACTCAAACTACCTCTACAGATGTATTAACATTTATTTCACCTAACACATCTTCACTATTACTGAGTAATGTTAAAAACTTAGTATAAATTTAACAATATAATATTTATAAACAATGAGTACTTATACCATAGACGTAAAAGTAAATAGTAAATCAGTAAATGATTTAGAAACAGAATTACGCACACTTGAAGAACAATTTAAAACCCTTAAAATAGGGGACACGGGATTTGCTGAATTAGGAAATAAAATCAAGGGGGTACGTTCTCAATTAAAAGATGTTGAATTACAATTTGAAGGTTTAGATAAAGAACAACGTGCAACAGCATTAGTTGATACATTTAATGGTTTAACAGGTGCAGTAGGGGCAGTTAGTTCTGCGTTTATTGCCTTTGGTGCATCAAGTGAGGCAATTGAGGATGCTGAAAAGAAATTATTAGGCGTAATAGGTGTAGTTAATGGATTACGTGATGTATCTAATGCCACAGTAGCTGCTAATAAATTACTTGGTAGCTCATTTAAAGCAGCATTTACAACAGCTACAGGAGCAATTAATGTCACACGTGTAGCATTAGCTGGATTAGGAATTGGTGCTTTAATATTTGCTGTAACTCAATTAGCAGATGCCTTTGATTTATTTGGTACTAAAGCCGCTGAAGCAAACGATAAAGCAGCTCGTTCAATATCCAATGCTGAAACAGCAACTAAAAATGCTATTACTGCTATTAAGGATAAATCCGATATAGCAATTGCTAATGCTAAACTTGAAGGCAAATCAGAGGAAGACTTACTAGCAATTAAAAAACAATCTATTCAGGATCAGTTAGATGCTATAGACTCATTAGCGGGTAAACAAAATGCTGATTTAAAACGAAAAACAGATATAGCAAATGGTGATAAAAAATTACTTCAAGAAGCTAACGATGAATTTAAAAAACAAGCTGAGGCAAATAGAACAGCTACAGCATCACTTAATAAAGAATTAGAATTACTTGACATTGGTTTTAAACAAGGAACAAAAGATAGAAATATAAAGGAAAGTGAGGAAGCAAAAGCAAGACGTGAAAAAGAAAAAGCAGATGCTGTTCAAGCAGAAAAAGAAAGAATAGCGGCTGTTGAAGCCGCTCGTGTTGCTGCTTTAGATCAAATAATTGCTGCTGAATTAAGTGCTAATGATGCCGCTCGTCAATTAAGAGCAGCTCAAGCTCAAAGTGAAAGTGCTGCTATTCAGATTGAATATGAAAATAAATTAGCTGCCCTTAAAGAAGCACAAATACAAGAGGAAATTGCTGTAGCAGGTAATGCAGATGCATTAGCTTTAATCCGTAAAAAATATGATGATTTAGCTGTTGTTGCTGATACTGAAGTTCAGGCTAAATTTGAGGATTTAGATAATAAAACAACTGATGCACAGGTTGCTAATGCTGATAAAGTAGCAGCCAATAGTGTAGATAATGCTAAAAAAATTATTGATGCCGAACAAGCTAAACAAAACGCTAAGGATCAATTTGTTAATGCATCTAGAGGTGCTATTAATGCTTTAGGATCATTATTTGAACAAGGTTCAGCGGCGGCTAAAACAGCAGCATTAGCTGATATTGCTATTGGAACAGGTGTTGGATTTATTAACGCATTAGATATTGCTCAAAAAGGAGCTAAAGCAACCGGACCGGCAGCACCATTTGCTTTCCCTATATTTTATGCATCTCAAATTGCTGCTGTATTAGGTGCGGCATCAAGAGCTAAAGCAATATTAAATAGTGGTAAAGGTGGAGGTGGAGGTTCTGCTCCTAGTAATCCACCAGCACCAAGTATATCAACATCAATAGGAACATTTGGTTCTGCCGCAACTCCAACTATACCACAAATATCAGGTGGTACATTAGCCGGAGGAGAAAGCACAGCAACTGGAACTACAGGAATTAAAGGTCCTATAAAAACATATGTATTAGCAGGTGACGTAACATCCGCACAACAAGCAGAAGCACAAATTAACCAAAAACGTAAATTTTAATGAAAATCGTAGAATTACAAATAGATGACTCATCACTTTCAGGCTTTGACGCTACAGCGTTAGTTGAAAACCCTGCAATTGAACAAGATTTTATAGCATTTAACAAAGTCAAAATGGCGGATTTAACCCATAATGATTATCCACAAGCAGCTATTGATGCTGCCGCACGTGGTATTGAGTTAAATAAAGAAAACAATATGAAATGTGCTACCCAAGTTGGGAAAGTAAGAGCACAACAACTAGTGAACGGAGAAAAACTGTCACTAGATACTATACAACGTATGCGTTCATTCCTTATTAGACAAAAGGGTAATTATGAATTAGCTACTAAACGTAAAGATTACAACGCTTGTGGATACATTAGTTATTTACTATGGGGCGGAGAAGCAGCATTACCTTGGGCTGAAAAGAAACTAAGACAAGCAGGTATGGAATTTGGTGCTTACAGTTTATATGAAAATGTATCATTTGATTATGATGGAGTATTAACTACAGCCGCTGGTAAAGAATTAGCACGTCAAGAAATTGCTAAAGGTAACCACGTATACATTATTTCTGCTCGTGACAATAAAGAATCAATGTTAGATGTAGCTAATGAAATAGGTATTCCAGATCAAAACGTATTTGCATCTAAAACAAACTCACAAAAAGTTAGTTATATTCAAACATTAAACATTGACCGTCATTATGATGATAATGCTGATGTTGTAAATCAATTATTAGGTATTGGACATAAATTTAGTGTATATAATAATGAAGGATTATTAGAGCAATATGCTGGATTAGATGATGTTTGTGAATCAGGATATAAAGCAATTGGTTTAAAAATGAAAAACGGACGTAAAGTCCCTAATTGTGTTCCTGAATCTAAATTTGAGGAAGAAATTGCGAACCAAATTATTGCTGATTTATTAGGAATTGATGAGGAAGATTTTGAAATTAATGTAGCAGCATTACCTAATTTTATTAATGAAGCATCTTCAGGTAGCAAACATAAATACTTTGATGAAGAAGTATTACCGTCTATATTAACATTAAAAAAAAATAAGTTCACATCTCAATTAGCCGATAAGCAAATGCTTGTAGGACCACTAATGACGCCAAATAAACTAATACCTCGTGTTGATGAGGTAACAGGTGAGGAGTATGAAGTATTTTTTAGTGCCGATACAATAGAAAAAATTGCCTATAAAATGATGGCAGATAAGCTATTAGATAAAGTTAACATTGAACACGATTCTACTCAACCAGTTAATGATGTACATTTAGTTGAAACGTGGATTGTTAAAGATCCAGAACACGATAAATCATCATTATATGGATTTAAACCTGTTTTAGGACAATGGTTTGGTATTTACAGAATTGGAGATGGGCGTATGTGGAACGAATATGTTAAAACAGGTAAAGTAAAGGGATTTAGTGTAGAAGGATATTTTTATAACAATATATTAACAAATAAATAATGAATGAACAAATGACTACGTTGTTGTCTATTTTATTAAATAGCAACACACAAGCACAAGTATTCCACAGACAAGTAACAGGACCCGGTAGTTTTTCTGCCCATTCTGCTTTAGGAAGGTATTACCCTGAAATCATAGAATTAGTTGATACATTAACTGAATCATATCAAGGCAAATATGGTATTATAATTAATTATAAATCATATGCTTTAATTGATTGGGTTAGTTGTGAACAAGTAATTACTTATTTTGAGGAATTATGTAACCAAGTATATGAACTACGTAAAGTATTCACTGATACTTACATTCAGAATCAAATTGATCAAATCGAGGAATTGCTTTATCAAACCAAATACAGACTTAAATTCTTAGCATAATGCCTATTCCAACACGTGGTGCTGAACCAAAAGATGAATTTATAGCAAAGTGTATTGCTAAATTGCGTAAG